GAAGCTAGGGATTTAGCGAGGTCAGACAGTTCACGCTTAGACGCCGTCGATACGGCACCTGCTTGCTTAAAGATGGTAAGATTGCTCATTTGGTTTCTCCTTACTTAGCGGTGGGTTTGCGTACCCGCACGACGTACTTGCTATCGGCTTGAAGGCCGACCGGTAGATCGTCCGGGTTCTCGGATAGAAACTGCTTCATGTTGCCGTTATGTATCCGCTGTTCAAGCAGATGCATGGCATCATTCTCACGGATAAACTCGTACATGGACCCCCAGTCGTTTGTCCAGTAGCGGGTTAATGTTGTGCGTGTGACCGTCCCGGCAGCGGTACGGATGCTATCCATATTCTGCTCGTTGCATAGCTCAAGAAGCGCAGCGGACAGCGTGTCCTGTTGGGTCTTAAGACCAGTGATCTCCTCGTTGTGTGCGTCTTCCTTCTGTTTGATGGTATCGCGTATCTTGCGGTAAGCGAGTACAAGCTCGTCCGCTTTCATGTCAGGCATAGTTTGCTCCTTCTGTTGTTATGCCCATACTATTCTTACACTAGGCAATGTCAAGCGTTTTGTAATATTTCTTGTCGGTATAGATCAACTATTTTCTGGTGGTTGTCGATGTTACCTCTAAGCATCTGATATAGCCTAGCTTCTACCTCGCTACCCTTGATGTGCACGATAGTCATGGGGTGCTTTTGGCCCGGTCTATCGATGCGCGCATTGGCTTGGAGGTAGGTCTCAACGCTGGTCACCGGGGCGTACCAGATGATCGTATCTGCTGCTGTTAGCGTAAGCCCGTGACTGGCAGCCTGGGGTTGGATGATAAGCACACGCGGGTCAGCTTTGCTCTGGAAGTCCTCGACGATCTGGCTGCGCTTGTTAAGGTTGACCTTGCCGTTGATGACCGCACACGTAATCTTCTCCTTCTCCAGCGCTTCTCGCAGTAGCTCGATAGTGTGCGTGAACGGAACAAAGATAAGCACCTTGCGGGTAGTCTCGCCGATAACCTCTAGGACTGCGTTGATGCGGTTGCTCACATCGAACTGCACAACCTCGCCAGTATCCGAATAGACCGCGCCCCCACTGATCTGCAGTAGCTTGTTAATGCTAACCGCCGCGTTGACCGCACTTACGTGCTCGCCGTCTGCCTCCATACTCATCTGACTTTTGAGCAGCTTGTAGTACTTCATCTGCTGCGGAGTGAGGGGTGCATCACGCTCTACGGCGGTAACCTTGGGTAAGTCGAGACACTGGCTCTTCTCGAAGCGGATCGCTGGTTGTAGCATCCGGTGTACGATAGAATCTGCTTGTGGTTTCACGCCCCACTTAAACTGCGTGATCTTGTACAGCACCGAGTCGCGGAACGCGCCGTAGTACTTGGGGCAACCCTCGGGGTTAACGAGCTTGGATAGACCGTAAGCATCTAGCGGTGACTGCGCCGCTGGCGTACCCGTCATCATCCACATCCAAGGGTCTGTCTCTTTCTGGAGGTTCCTCAGGATTTTCCAGCGGGTGGTCTGGGCGTTTTTATACGCGGTCGCTTCGTCAACCACGATGAGGTCGAACCCCCCAGCGGCGATCTCGTCCTTAACCACGGCTAACCCGTCAAAGTTCAGGATGACGAAGTCTGATCCTGCGGCAATGATCTTCCTGCGCTGGTCGGCACTTCCGTGCGCCACGCTACAGCTGCGATGCATAGCAAACTTGAACAGGTCCTGCTGCCATGCAGCCTTCATAATCGACAGCGGGCATAGCACAAGGACGCGCTTGATCTTACCCAGCTTCATTAGGTAGTCGGCAGACCATATAACGCTAGCCGTCTTGCCGGTGCCAGCCTCGCTAAAGCAGAACGCTTTGCGGTTGAGCGTAAGGAACGACGACGTAGTCTTCTGGTGCGCGAAGGGTGTGAACTTACCCGTCCACTCATAATCCCGCAGCATGGGCGACGGTACGTCGTGACCCAGAGTAGTCAGCGCCTGGGCTTCCTTGAGCCCCCAGTGCACAGCAACCTTAGACGATCCGCGATGGGTTTCCATCACGGCGCTCTTTTTAATAACTGATGTAATAGTATCCGGGTCCCGTGTTTCCACGAGGAGGGCTTTATCCTCAATGATCCGCATTAGTTTGCTCCTTGTGCGGGTTACTTCTTTTTCTGGCGTTCCCGCTTACTGGTTTCTGCTACTAGGTTGTGGTTGCTGTCCCGTTTGAACGAGCGGTTAGTGGATGCGCTCTCAACGCGCACACCCTGCTTGTTGCTACCACCCTTATCGAAAGCTACTTTGTGGGCTACGTCTTTACCGTCGCCCTTCTTGACCTTACCAAGCTTCATCAGCTTGTTACGTGCGGCGTTACGCGCATCGCGATTCTTGATCTGCTCGGGCTGCGCACCGTAGGCGGCGGCTGCGCCAGTGTACTTCCGGTCGGCTTTGTTCTTGTAGGGCATCACCAATTCCTCGGCGGTTTGTAATGTTCGCAGCTTACCACAGGACACCACCCGCACAAAGGCCCAGACTTGGCGTTCCATACGCCGCTATCAGTAGCGGACTCTAACTGGTCTAGCTGCTGGTCGAACACGCTGAAGTAGGTGTCTAAGTGCTCTCGCTTGTGGGTCTTCTTAGGAAACTCGTTGCTGACTACGTAGGCCAAGCCTGACTTTATGCGCTCCACTTCTGGAAAATGTACGAAGATAGCAGCAGCCATCAGGTCAAGCTGCTTCATGTCGGCGTACTTGGCGTTCTTACCAGTCTTGTAGTCCACCATGTGGGCAGTCTCACCGTTCACGATCAGCAAATCGACGATACCCCGCCACCACACCTGCTTACCAAAGAAGCCGCAAGGCTCGTAGCCAGTACCCGTCTTCTCGACACCTAGCCTCAACTCAGTGTGCTTCTCACCAGGGAATTTAGCCAGCGTTTCAACCACGGGACGCATGATCTTGAACTTGCCAGGAATTGGCGTCCCGTGTTTGATGTAGTGCTCAGCAGCTTCGTGCGCGTTGGTCCCGTAGATAGCCGCCTCGCCGGGGCTATCCTTAACATCCTTGGCGATCTTCAAATGGTAGTACTTCTTAGGGCACTGATCGAAGGTCTTGATGCTTGAGTAGGACCACGCGGCTGTCATGGGGGGCTGTCTTTCTCATCGTCTGGCACACCGTAGTGGAAGCCATCCTCGTCCTGCCATCCTACCGGGGCAAACGCACAAAGCAATACAGTTGCTACAGCACATGCAGCCGTAACCCCAACCAAGATCGCCACCATCACACAGCCTCCAAAGCTTCTTGCGCCTGCTCGCGTACCCATGAGTCACTAGAGTATACAACAAATACTCGTAGGACAGCCTCTAATTCGTCGATGCGCTCTTGGCGCTTGTCTAACTCGTCACTCACTTTCCATCTCCTCCCTGTGTTTGAGTACCTGTATCTCCGCAGCCGGGATGAACTGCGTAATCCACGTACCCTTGTCGTATGCGCCGCTTAGCGCGGCCTTCTCGACTACGTGGCTGCGGTGGCAGGACTCGACAAACATCTGCCTAGCGACAACCAGTATCTCTTTGGCTAACTCAGTCATGACAGCCGGTCCATATACCACTTAGCTTTGGCAAGGTCTTGCGCATGGTTACCCTTCAGGTTTGCACGGGTTACGTACTTGATGACGTTACCCTTCAGGTAGCCAGCAAACTCTTCGTCGGTGAGCTTGGCCTTGATGAAGTCGATAGTCTCGATACCGCCGTCAGTGTAGTGCGAAGGCGAGTTGACCATATCTTCCTCATTACCCTTAACTTCCATGTCCGGTACCAAGTTCAGCACTGTATTCGGGTTACCTCTCAGGGTTGCGCGGTATCGGTAAACACTAGCAACAGAAATACCAAATCTCCGGGCTGCAACTATGTTCCTTATTGTTGGGTTATCGCGTAAGAACGCGAGGATATATGCGGACTTATTATAATTCTTCTTTGGGCTCGTAGCCATTACTTTGCTCCTTACTTGAGGTTGCCGCCCGATTTTAGGATGTCGCCGCCATAGACGTAGGTTCCTACGTGCTCTAGCTTGACGAACGGATGGGCGTAGATTTTACCGCCATGCTTCCTGAAT